GGACTCCCTCCTGGTGTCACGGTTTTTGCCAACGCGAGAATAAAGTAATAACCGCTTAACCCTGCATCGCACCACGAGTGCAAAAACACGCGCCACCGCGACTCTGCGCCAACTGCACATACCGCCGAACGTTGTGCGAAAGACTAATAACAAGAGGTGTTTGATGTTTAAGAGATGTTTATTGATAGCTATCACAACTATTCTTGTCACTGCTTGTGCTTCCTTTAGAAAATCATCTAATGTTGGAATCAGCGTGCTTTTATCAGATCAGGGTGTTCCATATAAGTATATGTTTTGTGAAGATAGCAGGCTGAATTATTTGATCACTTTTCCCAAAGATTATGACCGTGAGAAACAATATCCTATGATAGTATACCTTCACAGTATGGCCGAAAGAGGAAATGAATTACAAAAACTTATTAGAAATGAAGAAGGACAAGGAAATGGTCTTAGTAAATATGCACTTGATAATAAATTACCTCAATTTATTACGATATCGCCCTTGTGTCCTGATCGCATTTATTGGTCATTCTTAACGAAATGATTATTCCGGACAAATTGAGCCACCGTTCCGGCCCAAATCGAGCCACCCGATTTGACGGTGGATTTGAAGTGTAAATTTATTCTTTTTTTTCTAACTTTTTCTTTCTTAGAGATTCACCTTTTAGTTCTATTCTATGCGCATTTCCTGCCAATCTGTCCATAATTGCATCAGCCAGTGTAGGCTCACCAATGAAGTCATACCATTTCATTACCGGAAGCTGCGAAGTAATAATGACAGACCTTTTTCCATATCTGTCTTCGAGTATCTGAAGCAGAGCCAGTCTTGATATACTGTCAAGAGGTGTTAGACCGAAGTCATCAAGGATCAGTAAATGAGTTTTTTCTATCTGGTTAAGCATTTTAATAAAAGTACCATCCAGTTTTGATTGTGATACTCTTTCAAGGAACCGGTTCATTCCAAAGTAAGTTACGCGGTAACCCAACGAACATGCCTGTCTGCCGAGAGCACAGGCCAGATAGCTTTTGCCACAACCTGTGGCCCCGGTGATAAGGATGTTCTCTGCCCGGTCAATAAACATTCCATCGGCAAGCTTCAGGAGCTGATCGGAGGTTATGTTACGGGAGGGATTGCAGTAAACCTGCTCAAGGATGGCATGGTATCGGAGTTTACTTTGGCTGAGATAAAGCTCTGTCTTTTTATTGACCCGGTGCTGTAGTTCGGCTTCCACCATCCGGGCTACCAACATATCGGCGGTTACCTGCTCATGAACCGGTACCGTAAGAGCTGCCTCATAAGTGCGGACCATGCCGTGCAGTTTAAGTTTCTTAAGTTGTTCTACTGTTGTTTGTACATTCATATTGCTGGCGTTTTTCTCTGTTAGATATATGCTTCTGATCCTCTGATGTTCTCGTGCTCGGGGATAAAGAGAGTTAATTCATTTTCGGTCCCGGTGATTTTATCAAGATTGCTCTTGAGTATGTTATGGAGTGTTTTATAGTTGATCCTGCTGCCGGCGTTTGCGCGCCTGCAGGCTGCCTCAAGTCTCTGATTGCCGTATTTATCAGCAAGGCGGAGTACTCCCAGACAACCGTCATAGGTTTGCTCAATAAAAGCTTTTGATCCAAGCAGTTTATTTATGGCTATTTCGGTCTGCTCTCCGATCTTTGCAGCCCGGGCAATGAAGTCCTCTTCTGTCCACCCTTTTTGCTCACTGTATCTCCGGTGCGATTCCGGCATATGTTCCGGGAGTGTTGTGTACCCATTGCGGCGACAGTCTCTCTTATGGACCGCAATACGATTAACATGATCAATAAACACCTCGACTACCTGTTCATCGTAAACAATGGTAACCTCACGGCCGATATACTGATGCGGAACACTGTACTGATGCCAGTCCTCCCCAAGGATTACATGGTAATTGGGTTTGACTTTTGCACGGGTGCGGAACTTCAGCACAAAGGGTTCAGATGGCAGTTCCCTGAGAAGATGCCTCTCTTCCTTTATGAACTTCTCCCGGCGGCTGACCTCTTGCTTAAACAAAAGTCGGTCATTAAACTCATCGAGCAGTTCCCGTACTCTTGCCCGAAGCTCTCCAAGAGAATAAAACGTCTCATTGCGTAGGCGTGCGTTTATCCTCTGATAAGACAGATGAACGCTTTTTTCCACAGAAGCCTTGTCCCTGGGCTTTGCCACTCTCGTAGCTTTAATGGCAGTATTATAATGTACGGACCATTGCTCGGCAAGAAGATTAAATGATGGCTCGTAACGGTTCGCCTGGACCACTATTTGTTTCATGTTGTCTGTCACAGTCACTCTGGTCACTCCCCCAAAGTACTCCCACGCACGGTTCATCCCCGCCGTAAGGTGGTGTGTCCTGGCTGAAGCAAGCGGTTCTATATAACTGAAGGAACTATATGGTAACGTGCACACCAGAACCGGACACTCGATTATCTCACCAGTTGATCGATCAACATAGCTCATCTTTTTGCCTGCAAAATCGATTTCCGTCAGTTCACCCGGAGTATAAACATTATGATATGCCGATCTTTGTTTATGCCTATGGTGTGAGAGTAGTTCGCAAAACTGCGAGTAGCTGTAACTCTCAGGCGCTGATTGCCTGTACTCGTTCCATAGAAGCTCCCTGGTTACACCGGTGCGCCCCAATTCATTTAAAAAGTAATCCAGATGCTCCTCGAGGTATGCTCGCCGTGGATCCGGGTCCCTGGCCCTGGTGACCGGGTAGACAAGGCCGGCAAGCTCACTGTCGGCAAGCTGCAGTAACTCACCATAACTCCTACCTGATTGGAGAAAACGCGCATGGTAAGAATCAATGGTATTACGGCTTGCACCTGTCTGACGACTTACCTCCCTCTTGCTATGACCATCTGTTAACAACTGTATTATCCGTCGCACTTGTAACATAATCTTGAGTTTATTTGCCATGCTTTTTGATTTTGATACCAAAATAGCACAGCTTACTGTTACAAATCCGCCGATCAGAGGGTGGCTCAGTTTATGCCGGAATGTCAGTCTCGGTTTCCCTTTTTAAAGTGGCTCACTTTCGCCCGGAATAGATGGCTCACTTTAGTCCGGAACAAGTGGCTCAGTTTACTCCGGAATGAGTGGCTCAGTTTGGGCCGGATTAATCAACGAAAAGATTAAATATACTTTTATGTAATATTACTAATGATAAAAGTATTGATATTGACAGAATTTATTTAACAGGGGTTAGTATGGGTGGCATGGGAACCTGGTCCTTTGCCATGGATTACCCCCACTGGTTTGCTGGTATCGCTCCGATAAGTGGCGGCATTTATAAACCTTTCATGAGTGATAATATTCAGAAAATACAGAATATCCCAATATGGATTTTCCATGATAGATTTGACAATGAAATACCTATTGAAAAAACTGTAGGTATTCTGAAGAAACTCGAAGAAGCTAAAGCTGATGTGAATATAACAATATATGAAAAAGGTGAACACTACCTAAACAACATCGTTTTTGAAGACGGAGCATTGTTTGATTGGTTTTTACAAAATAAGAAATAGTCCATCGCACAACAGCGAATTTTCACTGGAGTTTCAGAACAGAGTACTTTATCATTTAAAAACACAGAAATTCTAAAATTCGACTTTACTGCAAATAAACTCATATAAAGCATAATCCAAAGAGATTCAATACAGACCAGCTATACCCAATATTATTGAATTTCTGACTACATTTGAACAGAAATAAAGAGAGTATGATGTTTTCAAACTGTGTCAAAAATGGAGTATTTTTATATATGATGATCTTCAATCAAGAAAAATACAACCAAAAGGAGAATTTTAAAAATGTATATCTATAGATTATTATGAAAGAAAGAAAAAATTTAGTATTCGGTTCTATTTCAATCCTTTTAGGTATTGTTTGTGCTGTTCCAAATAATGAACTATCATCCGTAAAAGATATTTCATTTTTGCTTGCTGAAGCACTAGGCTATATTATTGGTGGTTATATTGTAGCGGCAGCTCTAACCTTGATTTTTTCAATATTTGATAGATCTATTCTAAAACGATTTTTATCTGTGTCAATTTTAACGACTATGATAATTTTAATTCCTATTACTCTTGTACGGATATATACACTAATCCTGTTAACAAAATAACACGACCACGACAAGTCCGGCTTGTTATTCAGGACTGAAAACCTTGACAAATCTCAAATATCGTGACAAATTCGTTACATCGTGACTGTTTAAAATTGTCACAAATACTAACACGGATGGTGTAGGTCATTGCCTTCGGTACCGCGAGCATCTTCTGGCTAAAGAGGACCGCATTGTGGTCAGCAGTGCGGACTAAGGTCTGCTATTTTTTTTGCTAACTCCCTGATCTTCAAATGTTAAATAATGTGAAATTAAGGAAAATAAGCATGAATTATATTGCTTATTGAGCAATATTGATTATCTTTATTGTGTTGAGATAAGCACAAAAAAACAAAGACATGATACTGAAAACCGCCTCCCCAGAATTGATCGCCCGAATCCTTAATCTGATGGACGAAGCAAACTTCCTGCTCATAACTGACAGGGATGCTGAAGTGATTGGTCACAACCTGCTGAATAATGGTTCAGAGCACATATCAGACTCTGACATCTCACTGGAAATTGAAGCATACTACAACAACTAAACCAGATGGACATGACAAAAGAACTCGAAATCAAGACACTGACTACCCTCTGCGATGCTGACGGTTATTTCGCTGAATACTTCAAAAAAGACTTGNACCAGATGACAGCCAATATCAGGAATGACTTTCCGATNGAGACAGCCACCNANTTTTACNCTGAAGCCGAAGCCAAAGACGAGCTGATCGCAGTTGCGAAGACTGAGGGNAAGGAGAAGAAGGAAGACCTCTGTCGTTTTATGCTTCTGATGGCAGACCAGCTTGATGACAGNGACTTGGATGAGAGGGTTGAACAAGAACTGGGGAAGGCNGCAAAAATCAAGATGCAGAGAGGTCTGGGCCTCCAGCTAAGCCAGGAAGACATAGATTATTTAATAAGCAGACTTTAACCGATAAAAGACAATGGAACTCACAGGGCTAACAGTAGGAGTATTCAGGGAAGTTGACTTCCCTGATTGCACAGCAAACGGCATCACTTCAAAGGTCAGCAGGATCGTGCTGGTTGACGAAACAATACAGGGACCATTCAAAGTACAGGAAGGCGAAACCTATCTGGTACTGGTAAGGCGCACACTTTTCGGCAGGGTTTACATTCATGCTGAGCCAAGAGTGAACGGCAAGGAACTCAAAGGCGATGGATTCGGGATGTTCGGAGGAAACTTCATCTACAGCTGCGACAGCCGGTTCCCAAATGACTATCCGATTGGGGTGCATGACAGGTTTGAGACACCGGAGGAATACGAAGCATTATCACGATAACTAAAACCGACAAAGACAATGGAAACGATTAAAAGAGGGATGAAACTCGGCAAGCAAACCGGGTCATTCTTTAACTGGATGATGAGCAATAACCAAAGCATCCCGGTAGTGGGTGCAGGAGCAACAATCCTGCTCTGGACTGACCGACATGCTTATGAAGTGATTGAGGTAAACGAGAAGGAGAAAAGCTGCTTAATCCAGCGATATGCTCCCAAGAGGACAGACGACTTTGGAATGTCCGACTCACAGGTGTATGAGTATGAGGAGTTGACAGACGAAATATTCTCCCTGTATTACAAATGGGGTGGCTGGAAGTCCAGAAGAGACAAGGTGACATTTACTGAGGAAGCACGGGAGAAGTACGGAGACTCAGGACCAGCACTCCATGAAGCTTATAAAGCAGCTGGCGGAGAATATACCGGAGACATCTACATCAAGACCGTCATTCCGGGATTGACCAAGCCTAGGGTCGAGTGGAACAACGTCAGCATCCTGTTCGGAGTCAAACGAGAGTATTACGACTTTTCATTCTAAACCGAAAGTGAAATGAGGAAGCAATATTCAGTAAAGGAGACAGGGTTCAGTATCTGGGCCAGAGACAAATGGCAATGGAAACTAACCAATAAGACGAAAGGAGAATGAAAGCAACAATAATGTATAGAAACAACTGGTTCGGTGGTGACGGCTGGACCTTTTACCCGGTGAAAATAGAGATCGCTGACAACTGCCCGGCTTGCGGAGCAAAGAGAGGAGAACCACATCCCCGGAGCTATTGTGAAGATGGAGAATGGTATTCAGTTGACAACTGGGAGAATCCTTGCGGTCACATTGACTCTTACCAGATGGCATACAGGGAACATCTCAGGCTCAAAGAAGCAAAGGGAGAGGACACCACCGTAACACCGTTTTTCAGATAGCCACTAAACCAAAAAATAGACAAAATGGCAACACTAAAAAAGACAACCGAAAAAGCGAGAGAAGTCGAACGTAAAATCTATGTCCTATCCTTCCATGAAGGGCGGCGTTATTCTACCTATGGAGGCATAGGTCTACTGGATGCGTTTATGGAAATGCAGCGACATCTTTATCATGGTCGCATGGTCGTTTTGATGGACAAAGATTCTGATTCGGAATGTATGGACAAGGAGATCAAAGACCGAGAACGTGTCTCTTATGAGTTCGCGAGGGAGTTTGCCAAAGTATTCTGACCATGAGTAAGATCGAACTTTTAACCAACAGTCAGTATCAGGTCTATGGGAGCTGCTACGCTCCAGCAGAATACCTGAGATCTCAAACCAGCAAACGATGTGTTAGAATGTGTTAAAACATTGAAAATATATGCCTAAAATGTTGCTTATTAAGCAATTTTAATTAACTTTATTATACACTAAAACCGAGAAATAATGACAGTAGGAGAATTAATCGAGCAGCTGGAGGGGTTTGAAGAAGAAATGGAAATCAGACTGGCTTTCCAGCCTAACTACCCCTTTGAATATGAAGTCGGAGACATTGCCCCGGCNGGAGACAAGGTGTATATCGGTGAGGCNGGGCAGANAGGCTACCTCTCTGGAGAAGCNACAGAGGCACTGGGATGGAGCAAGTAAATATTAAACCGTAATTATAAACCACTAAACCGNATCAAAATGAGTGAATTAAAAAGANTNTTAATGAGGCGTGACAACCTGACATCTGCGGAAGCAGACAAACGNATTGCCGAAGTCAGGGACCGCATNGGNAGCGGTGAAATCGGCATCTGTGAAATGGATGATATCATGCTGGACGAATTCGGTCTGGAGCCTGATTATCTTATGGACTTGTTGGATATTTAAGGACCATGAAAGAATATCTGACAAACATCCCGGAACTGACTTTGAAATACAAGTCAGGTGACATAAAAAAGGTCCAAATCCAGTCGAGCAAAGATGCAGCCGACTATATGAGACTAATGTTTGACGAGGACACAATTGAGGTTTGCGAAAGCGCAATCGTTGTATTCCTGAATCGGAAGAACAACTCAATAGGCTGGTATAAGGTCTCTCAGGGAGGCATCTCTGGAACCGTTATAGATGTTAGGCTGGTACTTGCCACTGCCTTAAAATGTCTGGCAAGCGGTATGATCATGTGCCACAACCACCCCAGCGGGAATACTGACCCCAGCGAAGCCGATATAAAGATCACTCAAAAACTCAAAGATGCAGCGGTCATTATGGATATCCAGCTTTTGGACCACCTAATCCTGACGCCTGGAGGCGAGCATTTTAGCTTTGCCGACATGGGACGGCTGTAAACCAGCACTTTATTTATTTGATGAAAGTATTGCTTATCCGGCAATACTTTTTTTATTTTGTATGCAAGGAGCTTGACATCTTTGTCACAGTCTTTGTTCCTATACGGTTTTAGGGTTAAGGTATAGAGCCTGTCGGTCAATCTGGCAGGCTCTATTACCAAACAAAACGTAGAAGAATGGAAGTTATTCAAATCCTGAAACCCAAAGCTATCGCACTGGGGTTCAGTAAAGAAGAACTGGAAGTAGTGGCAAACCAGATCAGAGCAACCTTACCGGAAAACGCCACCGATGAACAAATAGACGCAGCAGTTGAAGCGGCTATCCCTTATTTGAAAGTTTCTCAGACAGCGGTCAATCGTATCGTGAACGCATCCAAAGAGAAGCCCATTCCACCAGCACCCGCCGGGTCACCAGAACCGGACAAAACAGGGGGCAATCCAAATCCAATTGAAGAACCTGCATGGTTCAAATCCTATCGGGAAACACAGGACCAGAGGATGAACCAAATTGAGCAGGTCAATATCAGCAAGACCAGAATTGCTGCTTACACGGAGAAGATAAAAGACCTTCCCGAAAAGCACCAGGCGGCATTGCTGAAAGACTTCAACCGGGTTGTGGGTACGTTTAAAGATGACACTGACTTTGCCAGCTACCTTACAGATAAAGAAGCTGACATCTCAGCACTGAATCAGGAACTTGCTGATATTGGCCTTAAAAAGATGAAGCGACCTGGCGGCGGTGGAGAACCAACAGGAGATGAAGATGCCTTCGTGAAAACCATGAAGGAGATGAACGCTCCAGAAAAGAAATAGTAATAACATAAAACGAAAATGGACTACACAAACACAGCACAGACTGGTAACAGCTACACCCACATGTGGGATGTGGCGACTACCAGAGAGTTTGAAGGTGGTTTCCTGTTCGACAAAACAACCGTTCCAGTTGGAACACTTACGCTCCCCAAGGGTGCGCTTTTGAAGGTTGACCATGTTGAACGCAAGGCCACTCTCATTAAGGCTCCGGTACTTCAGGCAGCTCTCACTGCACTGGCAACCGAAGTCAGAATCCTCAAAGGTTCGCACCTGCTTGCCACCGATGTTATCGGAACCGCAGCACAGGCTGTAAACGTTGGAGTAATCGACACATCACATGCCGATTATGACTCATTCGCCATTTCAGCCGATGATTTGGGCGCACTCGCTGTCGGAGCAATCCTTCAGACATACGACTCTGCTGGTGTTGCCGGTAAAGTTGCTATCAGCCCTGACGGGTTGAACTATGCAGATGTTGAGCTGGACGCACAGCCGACATGTACGGTTATTTACGAGGCCAAAGGCGTACAGACAGCCAGACTTCCGCAGGGAGTAACTGCTGCCATTAAAGCGGTCCTGAAATTCATTCAATTTATAGGGTAAGCTCATGCCGACAATACTCGAATCAATACAAAATCCCAAAGCGTTTGATGCTTTCGTCAACGAAAACATGAAAACGTCCACCTATCAGATAGGTTGGAATGCGGAGATGGATGTGGAATATGAAGCATCTAAAAACTGGGCGGCAGCAACCGCAGACTATGCAGCAGCGATGCTGGGTACGGTAATCGACAAGAACGCCGAAAGGCCTAAGCGTGACATGCCTTCAATCGGAGAACTCTCCGGTACTCTGGCCCGTATGGGTGATGAGTGGCAGATTGACAATGATCGTCTGGAGAGATACATGTTCATGGAAAGCCGCCTCAAAGCGAGGACAGCGAACCTGACTAACGAGCAGAAGGCTGCTCAGTATGCCAGGATCGTAAAGTACCTGTTCAATCCTTACGAACTGGCAGCGATTGCACCTCACAGGCGTATTCTTGCACAGTATCTGGAAGGACTTTCTGATGGACAAGTCACCCTGACCAAAACCAACAACGCCGGTGGTGTCGTATGGTCTGAGGCTATCAATGTAGGGATTGCGAAGACTGCTCTCCCGGCTGACGGTGTTGTATGGTCACAGGCTAACGCCGCAACGATGGACGTTATCAAGGTCCTTATGGCAGCAGAAGACGCTGCAGATGCAGCTGGCAAGGTCGTTCTCAAGCACAGGGTAAGCAGGGCAACTGCCTCTTATATCATCATGTCCAAGCAGCTCAAAGACCTTGTGTCTTATAACCTCGGTAAAGTTCAGGTTGCAGCTGGCGGATTCCTCTCACTTGAGACTGTCAACCTTTATCTAACAGGTGTGGGTCTGAAGCCAATTGAAGTCGTGAACGAGAAGGGTATCCTAAACACCGGAGGTGCCGTTTCACTGTTCAAAGACGGACGGCTTGTTACCCAGTGCGCCCCGAAGGTTGCCGTCCTGAAGGTCTCTGATCCTCTGGAAGCAATAGATCCGGTTCCGAATAAACTCTACACCACATTCAATGACAACCTTGTTTCCCAGTGGAGAAACGACAAAGGCCGTTATGTGGGATACGAGATGTTTGCGTTCCCGGCCTTTATTGGCAACAAAGACGTTTTTATCACTGACGTCAGCGCAACTGTCTAAGGTATGACCTATCTGTTGGCTATAAAGCAGGATTTACAGCCGTTCCCGGTTTCATCTGACATGATCACACGCAAGTGTGAAAAGCATGGCTTGACGGCTACTGCTGAGGTCGAGGACGAAGCCAAGATATTACTGGTAGAGATTGAGCTGCTATCGCAGCTCATCCCTCTCCAGTCGGTATCTGAAGGAGGGGTAAGTAAGTCCTTTGATAAGGGTGCCGCACTTTTGTTGCTAAAGAGATTATGCAACGAAGCCGGGATCGATGCCAGCAATTATGTCACTGAGGGCAGTGTAACGTTCAGAGCCGACTTATCGTGAAAGGCACAATCGCAACAAGAGTGACAACCGGGGGAGGCATAGACCAGTTAACCGGAGAGCCGATCCCTGTTACTTTTCTCTGGAGCGATGAAATTGAATGCCTTTACACGCCAGTCCAAAACAGCAATCAGGGACGCTATACGGATGGAACCTTCAAACAGGCCAGCTACACGATTACGACTGAGAAAATGGACTTTGCAGCCAAGCTGCTCAGACTGACAAACAGTCGTGAACAAGTGGCACACGAAGGGGAGATCATTAGTATTGAAGCCCTCGAAGACATCCAGCGAGTTAAAATCATAGTGTAATGACCATCAAAAGACTGTCACCAAAAGGAGCCGTAAACACCGCCATCAGGCGGAATGTCCTGCTGGCGAAACAGTCAATGTATAACACTCTGGTAAGAGTTGGAGAGGAGTGCGTTGTGTATGCAAGGACAAATGGCAGTTACACTGACCAGACAGGGAACCTGAGAAGCTCAGTCGGCTATGCAGTTATTGATAACGGGAGAGTCATTTCTAAAAGTGGATTTGCCGCAGTGAAGCAAGGCGCCGAAGGAGCCAGTCAGGGCAAGGATTTTCTAAGCGAGATTATATCTCAACATGGGAACAGTCTAGTCCTTATTGTGGTTGCAGGAATGAATTATGCAACCTATGTAGAAGCCAAGTCATACGATGTCATCTCTGGCGCAGAATTAAGAAGTGACGCACTGGTCCCCCAGCTATTAAGACAGCTGGGCTTTAATGTCAGGAAGAAATGAGAAAAGTAGCAGAGGAAGTTGAACAGGACGTTTTCGTGCTTTTACAGGCAGACCCGATTGCGGCACTGATCAGCGGAGATATTTACCGACAGGGTATGAGGCCCTTCAACTCAAAGATGGAGGATATAGTTATTACCTTCCTTACAGGGCTGGATGGACAGAAGCAGACGGGAGTCGTGAATATCAATTGCTACGTCCCGGATATCGACAATGGGCAGCAGTTACTGGTTAAGAATGTCGGCAGGTGCAAGGCGCTTGCCATAGCTCTCAACACCTTTAAAGAAGAGTTGATGACCAGCGATATTGCTTTTGAACGGTCCGGGTACAAATTCCTTTCAGGGGACAACATGATCACGACTTATGAGGAGCAGGAGATCGATCAGCATTTTATCAACATGAGATTAAAGTTTGAGTATCTAACAATTTAATAAGACAAAATCACTATGGCAACAGCATGGGGAACAATAGTAATGAGCGTAGCAGCTACAGGCGCATTAGACGTTATGGGCGCTCCGCTGGTTTCACTCGGTAACATCAAAGAAGACTCAATGTCCATTACCCCGGAAGACGGCGGTTCAATGCAGCTTTTCGGAACAGGACACGTTCTGATTGATGAACTGAAAAACGAACCATCATTGAAGATCGCTGCCACACTTGTCGGACTGGCAAACGCAAAACAGTTCTGGACAGTGGACGCAGTTGAAACAGGTCAGGTAAAGTCACTGATCAAATCTGGCAACTACTCGGTGAAGTTCGCTTCAGCAGTCGTTGGCTCAGACTCTTTTGAAGCACCAAAGTGTATCATTTCAGGTACGCCGGTATTCTCTGAGAAAGAGGGTTGGACTGTGACGCTTGAAATTACAATCCTGAAGGGTGCAGCCGGTTATCTGTTTGAGCTTGCACCTGTAGTGTAATGGAGGCCGCAATAGAGAAGACGGTATCTGAAGCACTATTGCAGGAAAAAAAAGTGGTTAGGTTGGGTGGTGTTGACTATGAGGTCGCACCCCCTACCATCGCCACTCTTGTAAAGGTTTCAGAGCTGGTTGCCTTACTGCCGGGCCAGACGCTGGATGAAGAAAAGGTTCTTGCTGAAACATTACGCATAGCAAAAGACTGCACCGTTATTGCAGAGATTGTCGCAGTAATGATACTAGGAGTCCAGAAGCCAGAAAAACGCCGGCCATTCCTCAAAAGCGATCTACAAAAGCTATCACAGAAACTATTCCACACAGCCTCTCCGGTCCAGCTTAAAAACGCCATGATGACACTGTTGGGACATCTGGAGGTTGGCGATTTTTTCGGGCTTACTGCTTTCCTCTTAGAAGTCGGGATAACGAAGAAGACCAGGAAGGCAGAAACGACAGCATCTGGGCCACAGTCGCCAGTGTCGTTAAGTGGTACGGTCTTACCATAGAGTACGTTCTTTATGACATGAGTTACATCAACGTGATCATGTTCAACGCCGTCATCCCTGATAGCGGTTACAATAAGGACGAAGACAATAAACCAGTCAAGAAAGGGCTGGGGTTCGGGGACTTTATTGATCACATGAAAACGCTCAAAGAGGATGAATAACGTTGCTGGCAAGGAATGGTACGGAGTAGGGCTTGACACTACACAATTCCAGCAGGGTGCAGACCGGGTTACTCAGGGCTTCAACAAGATTGACCAACAGGCCAGCAAGTCCGGGGCCAGTCTCGAGTCTTCATTCAAAAAAGGTGCGGTAGCTCTTGGTGCCATGTTCACCGTTACGGCAGCAGCCGGGATCATAGGAAATATTGCAAAGGTCCGGGGCGAGTTCCAGCAGCTGGAGATCGCTTTTACGACCATGCTTGGCAGTGAGAAAGCGTCAAGGGCGCTCATGGCCCAGATGACAAAGACGGCAGCCGAGACTCCCTTTGACTTGACTCAAGTGGCATCAGGAGCTAAACAGCTACTGGCTTATGGCTTCAATGTAGAGAAGGTCAATGATACGCTGGTCACTCTGGGAGACGTTGCCAGTGGGGTATCCGCACCGCTGAATGATATCGTTTACTTATACGGCACTCTCCGGGCCAGCGGCAGGGTCATGCAGATTGATATAAGGCAGTTTGCTAACAGGGGTATTCCCATATACGAGGAGCTGGCAAAGGTCCTTAAAGTCAACGTAAGTGAGATAAATGAACTGGTCCGCACAGGTCAGGTAGGATTTCCACATGTAGAAGAAGCGTTCAAGAACATGACCTCCGAAGGAGGCCGGTTCAATGACCTGATGAAAAAACAGTCTGCCAGTATCATAGGACTGAAGTCTAATCTGGGTGATGCAATGGACATGGCAAAAAACGAGCTGGGCAAAAAGCTCGAACCTGTTCTGGAATCAATGCTCCGGGGAGCAATTGTTGCAGCGGAAAATCTTCAGGAGATAGGCAAGGTAGTAATGAATTTGGTGGCTGTTTTCGGAGTGTACAAAGCCAGCCTTATTGCGATCAATGCAATGCACTCGCTGAACATTAAGATCATGCGGCAGGCTGTTCTGGAGAAGAAGCTGGCCGCAATGGGTTCGATCCAATTGTCAAACGCTGAAGCAATGGCAGCAGGCAGGACAAAAGTGCTGATGCTGGCCCAGCAGGGACTGACCAAATCACTGAAGGCAGCCTCGGCAGCAATGCTTGCCAATCCATACGTTCTGGTCGCCGCTGCAATAGCAGGACTGGGCTTTGCCATTTATAAGGTTGTGACCCATAAAAACGAAATGGAGAAGGCAACCGACAGGCTGAACAAAGCCTCTAAGGAGTCACAGAAAAATGCTCTGGGAGAAACCAGAGAGCTATATAAGTTGAATGCTGAGCTGGCAGCAACAAAAAAGGGTACTGCCGAATTTGAGGCGGCAAAGGATAAGATCATTAAGAAGTACGGCCAGTACGACAAAACACTCTCTGATGAGATTGACAGGGTGGGGACGCTGGAGGGGAAATACCTCAGTCTTGCGGCCAGTATCCAGCAGAGCTATGACGCCCGGCAGTATGATAAGGTCATGGAGGAGCAGGGCGCTGCACTGGATGAAACCATGTCAGATAATCTGGACAAACTCTATAAGAAACTGACAAAACGGTTCGGAGAGGAAGCAGGCAGCAAGTATTATGCTGAGATCAAAAAGGCCCTGATGCAAAGCATGGCTGAAGGGGTCAGCTCCGACAGCCTGATGTCAGAGGAGCTGAATAAGATTGTCAATGGCTATACCATGTACGAAGGAGGTGGGAGTTTTGATAATCCCAAAATCCACAAGTATGTCAGCGATATGAATAAAGCCATTATCGCAACGGCAGAAGCCGAAAGGAAAGCCAAGATAATGTTCGGTGTCATAACCGGGGAAGACATCACAGGTGATGCAGGAGAGGATACCCCTCTGGCTTCAGTATTAGAGCAGATCAATGAACTGAAGGCCGGCATAGTTGAGGCTGAATCAGTCCTGAAAGACATGCGTAAAGGGGACGCACTTTCGACTGTAGCTGATGTGGACAAGCAGCTTGAGAAGATTGAGGAGCTGAAGAAACAGCTCGAAACCCTTACCGGCGACAAGCCACAGAAAAAGGCAGCCACCACAGATAAGGTCTCAAAGCAGGAGCTGGCAGACAGGCTTGCCGCAATTGCCGAACAGAAGAGGAAGATCGCCGAGGCAGAGCTTGACGCTGCCTATGAAATCTGGCAGGGGAAAATCAGCTTGGAAGTTGAAGGTCACGCTAAGCAAATGGAGCAGATAAAACTGAACCACCAGATGCAGCTGACCGAGAACCGCCGTCTGGCTGAGCAAATGGTCAAGGAGCAGCAGGATATTGAACGGGCACAGTGGGAGACCGATAACCCGGAATGGAAGAAAAAAGACCTGACCTTCACAGCCAAAACTCAGGGTGTAGGTCAGTTATCCACTACCCAGCAAGGGCAGCTGAGCGCAAGGGACCAGCAGGCCAACAACGAAAGAGCCAAAGCCGAGGAGAGTATTTCTGCCGAACTACTGAAGGCTTATCAGGATTATGCAGCCCAGAGGGTAGCTATTGAGAAACAGTTCGGTGATGACATTGCCTCACTTCAAGCCAGTCGGACAGAGCAGAACGCCGCTGCCACCGATGCCTCAATTGAAGAAGCCAAAAAGCAGCTCAAGGAGTCACTGGCAGACTTGGACTTTGCTCAGTTTCAGGATACAGGTCTCTGGGAGAAAATGTTCAGCGATCTGGATAAGGTTGCAACGTCCACCCTCCGATCTATTTTTGTGCAGGCAAAACAGGTCAACACCAACGCATGGAACCCTGAAGACCTGAAAGAGTATCAGGATGCTATTGAGAAGCTGGAGGATGCGATCACTAACCGGAACCCATTCAAGGCTCTGGCTGTTAGCTGGACCGAAATGGCTGACTCGATAAAGGCCGGTGACGCCGATGCGATCAAAGCAAATGCCGACAAGCTGATCAATTCTATTGACGGAATAACCAGCAACCTTCAGTCTATAGGAGACGGTATCGGAGACATTTTCGGAGAAGACGCCGCTTATGCCACCGAGAACATCATGGGGCTGGTCGGTGGAGTTGGTGAGCTGGGTAAAGGTGCGGCTCAGTTTGCCTCCGGGGACATACTCGGAGGTATCAGTTCTATGATCAAAGGGCTGGGGAAAATCTTCACGATCTTTAAGAATATCCGCAAGGCAAACGAGGAGATCAGGGCCGAAGTTCAGGAGTTTAACGATGCGGTTGATGCCGGGGAACGCACCCATCATGCACTGATCCGGGAACGCCTTCGCATAGAGCAGCAGATAGGGGAGCTGGCTCTGGCTTACCAGCAGCGTATCACAGCCGAGTTGCAAAAGCAAAAGGCCCAGACCAGCAGCACTTATGCCGATCTGCTGGCTGAACTGCAAGGGATGAAATACATCTACAGTGAGACTGCCGTAAAGGGAGGGCTGTTCAAAAAGGCTTCCGTTAAGCAGAACTACAGCTCGATGGCAGGCATGTCATTTGAGCAAATGGAGAAAATGTACATGGAAGGAAAGCTCGATGAGCAGGCCGCTAAGCTGTTCGAGCAACTGAAGGCGCTCAAAGAGGAGGGCGCCGACATTGACCAGATGCTGGCCGAGTCTGCACAGGCATTTAATGAAGCCCTCTCCGGGATGACCTTTGACGGCATGAGAGACTCATTTTCGAGCTTCATGGAGGACGGTAAGGTTTCGGCAGACGAGACTGCTGACTACATGGAAAATGCCTTCCGTGAGGCTATCATAAACTCCCTGATAATTCAAAGGTTCGATCCGCTGCTTCAGGAGCTTGTCGATAAAGTCTGGGCCGCTGTTGAAGACGGGTCATTCACTGAGCGCCTTGACGAATTTAAGGCCAATGCAGCCGCACTGGGAGCTGACATGAACTCGGCGCTTGCTCCCTTCAATGATTTGTTTGATGCAATGGACAAGGGACAGGAGGCTGCAAAGAATGCCTTTGCCACAATGTCACAGGATACCGGGGACGAGCTGAATGGTCGATTTACGGCCTTACAGATGTCCGGGGAAAGATCGGCAGTATCACTAGCCTTCTTACAGGCGGACTTGACGGATGTAAGAAAAACCAGTCTGTTGGCAGCAGAGTACACCCTTGAGCTACGTGATATCAGTCTCTCCGGGCTGGACCAGCTGACAAAGATTGCAAAGAACACCAACGAGCTGTATGTGATGAACGACAGGCTGAATAAAATAGAAGAAAATACCAGAGGATTATGACAGGAGACTTATTCATAAATACGAAGGATGCGTGGACCACCTGGGGTGTGTTCCTTGAAGAAGGCAGTGAAGACAAATTACTGGTGGCATCTCCAATGAAGGACTATATCAGTAATAAGTCCCGGCAGGAAGACGGCAAACAGGTTCTGACTTCAACGCCGAAAGTGGACGAGCGAACCCTCACCGTTGTCTTTTGCTTTGCGAAGGCATCGACTGACTTTCTTACCCGATACAAATCATTTATGACTGAGCTGTATCTAGGACGGATGGTACTGAATGTTGTCAGTCTGGGGATCACTTTCACTCTGGATTATCTCAATTCAGCTTCACTCTCTAGCCTGACAACACTGGGCAAAGTAGCGGTTACATTCAGTGAGCCTAACCCCATGAACAGATGATCGACATTAGAGACGTAGCCGGTAACCTGATTGTCTCAGTACCAGTGACCGAAGGCTCAGAGCATGTGTCGGAGCTGATGGTATCTGATTACGTCTTGATATCCTATATATCCCTCACAGGAGCGACTCTGCCAGCTGGGGCTTATGTGATATTTAACGAGCAGACATATAGGCTACTGAAGCCTTATATGCCGGTTAGGGTAAATGAGGTTGAATACAAGTACGAGCCTCAGTTCCATTCAAAAGTCATGTCATGGACCGTCAGGCCTTTTTTCTTTCTTCAGGAGACAGAGGGCGTTGTGACCGGGAGAGAATCGGACTGGACCCTCACTGACAACCTTCCGAACTTTCTTACAGCGATTGTCCGGGGCCTGCTGGATGAATTTGGAGATACTTATACCTATGCTTATGACGCCGGGCTTACCGGAACAAAGTCACTCAGCTTTCAGGCTACCAGCATCTTTGATGCACTGAACGAAATTGCCGGAGCATGGGAAACAGAATGGTATCTCAATGGTACGGTAATCACTTTTGGCAAGTGCGCTCATGGTGAACCGGTCACTCTGACTGTTGGAACAGAGGTAAGCATCCCAGACCAGACGCCGACAAATGACGGTTACTATACTCGCTTTTATGCCTTTGGGTCTACCAGAAACATTGACCAGGATTATGACTCCGGGTCAACAACAAATCACGTTGTTCAGAAGAGACTGGCACTGCCGGCAGTCAGCTGTCCGCTGGGATTCAAAGACAGCGAGGCCGGGCTACCAGTAGAGCAGGTATTCACAAAGGTCCTGATCTTTGATGACATCTACCCGTCCTCAAACTTGGCTATTTCAGCAGTCCGGGCCGTCTTGAAATTCGCTTATGACGGAGACGGGAACAAGATACAGATAGGCGTTGATGAGAACCTGTTACCTATTTATGAGAGGTATTCAGTATTCTTTTTTAAGATAGCTGGCTTCAACTTCACTGAGGAAATGATTGTCGCAGGGAAAACTCTGTCAGTTCATTTTGAGTCAGGGAACCTTATGGGCCGGGAGTTCGAGCTGGGCTATATCAGCGCAACTACCGAATACGAGATCATTTTTGATGAAAGCACCGGGCTAATTATTCCCAACGAAGTGATCATCCCTTCAGACGGGGACGGAGTAATCCTGTTCAATATCCTCATGCCACAGGCTTATGTTGATGCAGCAGAGGCTACACTGGAGGCCGCTGTAGATACGGAGATCGCTTTGCAGGGTGCAGACATGAACACATATCGGGTCAACTCTTTCCCAGTAAAATTTACGCAGTTGGGGATATCGCTGGCTGTCGGAAGCAATGTCATATTCGTCAATGGATTAAACACCCTCTCCACAAGGGTATTGTCCATAACTGAAAAACTGGATTTCCCGGCAGAAAAGACGATCCAGATCGGAGAGAAAAAGACTAACCGAACCACCCAGCAGCTCAAGGAAGCGGTAACGAATATCAACAAGAACGTGGACGTTATTGCCACCCTGAATGACCTCAGTGTTAGTATTCAGAACGCATACGGCAGGACCCAGAAGCAGATCGCAGAAGCACTGGCCCAGTGGAACTACATGTGGTACTTTGATAAGAGTGCCGATACCACCCCGGATCAAATAGACTTTTCTGTCTGGAAAGTGCGATCCAACTTCGACCTCTTTATCAATGGAGAGATCCAGGCAACCGAGGAGATCACTGCATGGATCGCCGGGGCCGTTCAGGAGGATGTTCTGGAGTACCTAACAGCTACCCTACCGCTTCGCAAGGACACCCCTTCAAACGTTCGCTTGGATTATGACACTGATCAGTTTGAACTTGTCGCCGGGGTATTGACTATTCAGGATGGTCTTATGACACCAGCTGCACACAGTCATGTCATTGCTGATGTCACCGGCCTTCAGACGGACCTGAATAACAAGCTGGCCACATCACTGAAGGGAGCCGTATCAGGTCTGGCTGAGCTGGACGCTACTGGGAAAGTACCAGCGGCCCAACTGCCGGCTTCAGGGTCCTCTTTAGAGCTAGGAGAAACATCCGTCACAGCTTACCAAGGAGACAGGGGTAAGACGGCTTATGACCACTCGCTTTTGATCGGGAGCAATCCGCACCAGTCAACTTTCGCCCAACTGTTAAGTAAACCGACAACACTGGCAGGATATGGGATAACAGACGCACAGGCTTCAGACGCTGATTTGACTTCCATAGCTGCACTGGTAGGAACGTCTGGGCTGCTCAAAAAGACAGCTGCAAATACATGGGCGCTGGACCTGAATGCGTATATAACAGGGATAACCAAAGCGATGATTGAGGCCCAGCTGACTGGACTGATATCCTCGCACACCCATGATTATGCGGCGCTAAATGCCACATTAAACACAAAGACCAGTACATATACCCTAGTTGCCGCTGACAACAATAAGATTTTGGAATGCAACGGAACCTTTACAGTGACTTTGCCGGCCTACATGGCAACTGGTTTTCAGGTGACGATTGTGAACGTGGGAACCGGTGTGATTACCATTTCAGCAACTGCTACACTTTTCAGCAAGAACAGCAATAGGAAACTGGCCTCTCAGTGGATCGGCGCAACAGCCTACCACCGGGGGGGCGATTATTGGGTGGTAATGGGAGATTTGACAGCATGATACCAACTACTCATGGCATATTACAACAGAAGCAAGTTGCAGCGGCGCTAATTGAGATTAGTCTTACCACCCTGTATCTGAATTTTCAGAGTTATAACTACACTCCGTATTGCAACATAAACGTCACCCCAGATACAATCGTAAACACAATCACAAAGATCAATACAGGGCAGGGAACTTCATGGGCATATATAAGCCCGGCAAGTGCGACCGGAGATCGCACGTTCAGGGCAATGGCATACGAAACTAATTACAACAGCTATAATAGAAGCATGATCCTGAGGATAACCGATAATGCAGGGGTAGCACCTTCGGTTGACATCACCCTGACGCAAGGCAAATATGGAACATGATAAATGAAAAATACATGGGCAAGATAATATCAAAATACCGAGGCTACACAGCTGAGCAGATAAAGGCAAGGGCAGATATTCCCCGTCAATCGGACATGGTTGTTACCGGGGACTATGTTAGTTGCACCCGACTGGGAATAAGCTTCATCCGTAAAGTCATCTATGGAGCAGCATCAAAGGTCAAGGCGCTGGTCGGATGCACCAACATAAACGTGTGGTCTGGCTTCGGTCCTACTGCAAGGACTGCTGTGGATCACGAACTGGTCAACTCAGTACCAGAGGCCGGCAGCTTGGGTTCATTTGCCGGATACAATAAGGACGCCACTCCACCCGGATGGATTGCCCCACCAGCAGCGGAGGACATTTTTGTTGCATCGGGTGGCAGCGTAACATTTGAGGTCTCTCTTATCATGGGAGAAGTAAACTGGTCTGATATGGGCGTTATAGCCGTTATGCTTGCCGTTTATGCCGGGACTACTCTGGTAGGTTATGAAGCCGTTAATCTGGAAGATGATGAGGTTGGAAACGAGTTGTGGATATCGGTCACGCTCCCGAACCAGACCATTCAGAGAGAATATACCGCAAGAGTCTGGTTAGTCGATCATTTGATTGACTTTACTGACAGTGACATTGTTTGCCGGTTGCCGAACACTACTGACTTTGCTAAGACAGTAAAAATACTCGCAGCCACAACAGTTGTTTTTGACGCCCCAGAGGGCTTTACGGCAGAGGTCGGGTTTAACAACTACCCCAATAATGGAACAGTGTTCTATAACAACCTTGAAGGGCTGGCTACATGGGACGAAGTCCGGGTATATGCAAGTATTTGGGGCTATAGGGAAGGCGCTATTGGAAGTGAGATTCTGATAGACACATTTACCCCTTGGCATCACGATGACTTTGCAAGCGGAGCAGGACAGCCAAATGGAGATTACTTCATCGCATCCTCTGGATATATCTGCACAATAAGAGTCGCAGCGATCAATACTTAATAAAGAAACAATGCACAAAATGAAAGAGAAAACACCAATTACCTCACTGCTCACTCAGTACGCCGGGCCGGCAAAAATAATTATCACGATTTTGATCACTATTGTGACCACCGTCTGGGGAGTTGCCATTTACTATTCCAAAGCAGAATCCAAGAAGGCAGCTGACTCTGCAATGGTCGTTGAGACTCATGTCGTGGTGATGCAGGTGAAGCACCAGCTTGACAGTATGCTGATCTGGATGCGAGACTTTGATGGGCAGTTGAATGCCGTCCATGACAATACGGTACTCATAGGCAATTATGTGGAATCCGTTCATGCCGGTATTAAAGAGGACTTGCGGACCAGAAAAGATGCAGAATTCCAGCACTATGTTAAAATAACTTCCATCATAGAGGAGGGATTAAAAAAAAAAGCGCAGCTGGACTCCATTGAATCCGCCCAGATACTAGACAGTCTGATATTCACAATCAAAGTAACGAAAGTCTCAAAATGAAAATGCTAGACATTTTGCTCTCTTCCATGTCGATAGTCATACTCGGTTTTATGACATACTTCACCTACATGTTTCTCCGGGGAAAGATTGAGGCAGTAGGAAAAAAAACCGTGTCATTGGGAGATGAAGCCCGGTACAATAAGATGCTTGACGAGATCATGTTTACCCTTAACGCCAAGCTACATGCGTCCAATGTATTTGTGGCCCGGTTCCACAATAACGGACACTGGAATAATGGTCGTGGGATGAAGAAATTTACAATCATGCTGGAGAAACCTTCTGCAGCCAGTCCCTCTATTCAGCAGGAGTTTAAAGACATACTTTGCTCCAGGTACCCGGAGGCAATGGACTTCCTGCTATTCTTCCATACCTACCATCAGGCTGACCTTTCAATGTGCAAGGACCCGAATGTGAAGCGTGACTTCCTTACTAAGTACGGATACAACTCGCTTTATTTCTTCCTTATACGGCAAGCAAACGGAGACCATTCTGCAGAGGCGTTCATTGGTATCTTATACAAGGACCCTCATGTAATGAATCGTGAGCATAATGATCTGGTAAAGTCAAAGCTGTTCGACATTCTGGGCTTGCTAAATATGGTAGAGCCGAAGATCTTATCCAAAGCATAACATACAAAGCAAATGGGGACAATTGAAAGGGTCAAAAATTGGAAAACGACAGCCCTGGGTCTGATAGTACTAGCCCTTGCTGTCTGGCGGTACGTTGCTCAGACTATCGACACCCCGGCCTTCATCTCACTGATGCTACTGGCTTACACTTTTATTCTGGCAAAGAATAGCCTCTTGGAAGGCATCACAATGGGATACTATAAGATTAGGGAAGCGGCAAACCACCAACACGAACCTGAAGCTCCGGGAGAGACAAAACCAACAAATGAGGAGTATTGACATGAGGAAACTGAAATACTATGTTATACATTGCGCCGACACGCCTCCGAATATGGAGGTGACCAAAGGCATGCTTGAGCAGTGGCACATGGGTCCCTGCGATCTTGTTGACGGCAGTGTGAAATATAAGGGGAAATCCTACGGGTCACGGAAGGCGCTACCGAAAGAGTCCATTGACGGGAAATCCATTGCTGAGATGAAAGGCCGGGGCTGGGATCGACTGGGATATTCTGAAATGATCCACCGAAATGGGAACTGGGAGCTGCTGACGCCCTACAATGACGACGCCTTTGTTGAATCTGATGAGATGACGTGGGGTGTTGCTGGCTTTAATGCCATCAGCCGTCATGTCATGTTGGCTGGAGGCAAGGGGAGTCTTCCCCGATTCTCCGATCATTACACCGACAAGATGGAAGCGACCCTGCTTCAGAGCATAAAGCGCACAATTCTTCGTCACCCTGACATCATAGTGGTAGGACATAACCAGCTGGCTGCAAAGAACTGTCCCTGTTTCAATGTGTACGACTGGCTTTACAGCCACCGGATGCAGAAATTCGGAGCCGCCGATATAAAGAAAGGATGATGAAAGTCCTGAGATGTAAGTGTGGGGCAAAAGCGGTCTTTTTGGAGGGGGATAACTTTGAATGTATGGGTTGTGATATTTGCCTGACCACCTTTGCCTCAGACGGAGAATACAGGCTACTTCAACCTCACAAATGGTCAATAGTCTTTGATGACCAAAGTGGGACAATTTACCTGCGCTGCTCGGTCTGCCTCATGGAAGACAAACTTGGGATCTGAAAATAAAAGCTATGACATTGAAATTGAAACAGTATATATATATAGGAATAGCCCTTTTGATCTTCGGACTGGTGGTCTGGGGCAATGAAATGAGACGGGCCTACATTAGAGAACGGGCAAAAAGCGAACGGCTGGCCAATAATCAGAAGCAGCTGCTGTTGGAGGTCAATAATTACATGCGACTTACCCTGACACAAAAGGAGATGTTGGCAAGCATAACAATTGAGCAGGACAGCCTGATCAGGCTTCTGAAGATCAAGCCAAAGCAGATTGAGCGCATAGTCCAGAGGGTCCACATCGAAATTGACACAACGGGGAAGGCTCAGCTTTTGGCTTCAAATGACAGCTTATATAAGGTGATCCGGGAGGGACTTGACAGGGCCTATCCGTTTTTTGATCATGAAGGCTGCTTTACATTTGCCGGGAAAGTAGTGATCAGTGACGGCTTGACTCTGGAAGTCACCCGGAGGGAATACCAAAATAGGTCAACAGAGATTGCATATATTGAGCGAGAAAAGAAATTCCTGTTCATTCATTACGGGAAATGGCAGGGTAAACTGTTTGTCAGTAACGAGTGTGGGGAGGATATAGTAAAAGAAGTTGACGTGATAAAAAAAGACCGCACGAAAAACATGCGGTCTTTGGACCTTTGAAGTCCCTCTTTTGTCCCTAATTTGGTCCCCGGTCTTCGTAACAACCAGTAGATCAATAGGTGTTGTGGAGATTAAGGGAGTCGAACCCTTGACCCCCTGCGTGCAAGGCAGGTGCTCTGACCAACTGAGCTAAATCCCCAATTACATTGTC